AATATGCGTTTGAAAAGATACACCGGTAATTTAGACAAATTTGTTGAGCAATGTCCAATGGCTAAAGCTTATTTTTCTATTCATGATACAGAAATGAAATTTATTTTCCCAAAACCTGGTCCTTTAGAAGGTGTTAAATCAAAAACAAAAGCGATTATACAAGCCAAAAATATTTCGTATACTTATCCAGGTAGTAATAAACCAACTCTAAAAAATGTTACAGTTCAGTGTTCACAAGCTTCAAGAATTGCTTGTATCGGACCAAATGGAGCTGGAAAATCAACTCTAATCAAAGTACTTGTTGGTGAAACAAAATCTGATAATAATTCATCAGATATATATAGACATCAAAATTGTAGAATATCATATGTCGCACAACATGCATTTCATCATATTGAAAGACATTTAGAAATGTCTCCGGTTCAGTATATTCAATGGAGATTCTCCGGTGGTTTAGATAAAGAACAACAGGAGATGGAAGCTGCTCAGTTAACTGATGAGGAAAAGAAAAAATTAAAACAAGTATTTATAGTTTATTTAAGAGAATTAGCTTCTGAGTTAGACTCCGCAGGTAATGAAACTGGTCAAAAGGAAATTGTATTTGACAAAATGGAACCATTATTAGATGGACAAAAACCCCCGCCAATTGATCCATCTAATGGATTATTTAATAATTGTGTCAGAACAATTAAACAATTAATAGGAAGAAGGTCTAGACATAACGAATACGAATACGAAGTTAAATGGGGGGACAAAGATGGAAAAACAATTGAAGAAGCAGCTACTTTATATGTTCCAAGAATTGTATTAGATAAAAATGGATTTTTTAAAATGATGAAAAATGTTGATGATAAAATTGCTGCTGAATCTGGTAACTCAAAACCACTAACAACAAGTTGTATTCAAAAACATTTGAATGATTTTGGATTAGAAGAAGAATTTGGAACATATGGTAAAATAAAAAATTTATCTGGTGGACAAAAAGTTAAATGTGTTATTGCAGCATCTATGTGGTTCTGTCCTCATCTCGTAGTTTTGGACGAACCAACCAATTATTTAGATAGAGATTCCTTAGGTGCTTTATCTTCCGCAATTAAAGATTTTGAAGGTGGCGTACTTATGATTTCGCACAATGCTGAATTTTTTAACGGAATTGCACCAGAAATTTGGGAAGTTCCTGGAGATACAAGTGTTAACATTTCTGGAGCGGATTATTTAGAAGCAATAAAACAAAAAGAATTACAAGAGGCTAAACAAAAGAAAAAAGGCATTCCAAAAATTGAAGAAGAGAAATTTGATGCTCTAGGAAATAAAATAATTGTCGAAACTTTAGCTTCAGATATCGATAGAGATTATATTAAAAAAATGTCAAAACAGCTTAAACTTTTAAAACAAAGATTAAAAAAAGGAGATGCTTCTGTTGAAGATGAAATATTCGAATTAGAAGAAAAATATAATAATGCAAATGCTATATTAAAAAAAGAAAAAGAAGCTGCAAAATTAGAGAAAAAAGCTTTAAAAAGTAAAAAGTAAAAAGTTAAAAGTAAAAAGTTAAATATATTATAATTAATAATGTCGGAAAATGTAATAGACGATTGCACAACTATATTAGATTTGATAATACAAGAATGTAAAAAAAGAGGAGATGAAAGTAAAGAATGTATTTTATTAAAAATGATACTTAATAGAAAATGTATGAATGAATAACCTAACAATTTTTTTAGAAAAAAAGATTTACCAAAAATATAAATAAATTTTGCTAACGCTTTTAACAAAAGCGTGCTAACGCTTTATTAAAAGCGCGTATATGTAAAGTATTGTATAAAACAGAGTAAATATTCAATACTTGTATAATAAATACGATGATAGTATTATTTCTTGTTTTTGATTATTTAATTCATTTTTATAATTTAGTTAGAATAAAAAAAACCTCTGCAGCTTTTATATTTCGGACTTGGGACCCGACAAAGTATATTTTATAATATATACTACGGTAGCATTACTTTTCTTTTCTTTTTTATTTATTGTTTTTTTTGTTTTTTTTTGTTTTTTGTTTTTTGTTTTTTTTAGTAATTATTTGTTTTACTTTCATTATACTCTTTTATTAAAACTTTTAAATTTTTATTAGGAAATAAAGTTTTGGATTCAAGAGTTTCATTTGTTATTGGTGATGTATTCTTACCTTTTCGAAACCAGTATTCAATTTCAGATCTTTCATAAGTACATCCATCAGATGCTACAACCGGATCGATCATTATTTCTAAAGTAAGAGGACACATAAATTCATTGTTAGGTTCATTATCTATATTTTTCTTATATCTAATTTCTCTATGTTCTGATTTTGTTTCTTCTTTAGATTCTTCTTTCGGTTCTTCATTAAATTCTATCTTAGATTCTGTCTTAGATTCTTCGTTAAATTCTGTCTTAGATTCTTCGTTAAATTCTGCCTTAGATTCTGTCTTAGATTCGTCGTTAATTGCATTAATGATTTTTTTAGCATTCTTATTTGTTATTCCTATGTCAACTAATTCTTGAATCGATAAATGGTGTAACACATTATCATAAATTTCATGTTTTAAGAAAATAGATCCAACTTTTTGTTCAAGACCTACCCTTTGTAATATATTACTTACTTTAGTAGAGGTTGTATCCGTAACTGATGTTTCTACAATTACATTCCGATTATATTTATAATTAGATATATCTTTTGTAGTTGGATTTAACAACACACTATTTACTTTTTTGATTTCTGATTCACCCTTAGATATATTTTTAGTATTTTTATAGGAAACATTTCTATTTTTCTTCTTTTTCTTTTGTATTTTTTCTGTTTTTTTTGTTTCTTTTGTCTTCCCAAAATATAGATAATCAAAATTTGTAGGTCTGTTTTTTTGCTCTAATAGTTTTTCTATATTGTTGTAATTATTTTTATAAGCGATATCAAGTGGTGTATCACCGTTATTCGACTTTTTGTTCATATCTGCACCTTTGTCCAATAATACTCGCACAATGTCGATGTGGCCATGAGAACAGGCGCGGTGTAGTGGTGTCACACCGTGTATATCCACCACGTCAATATCTGCACCACTTTTTAGCAACAGCTTCGCCACGTCGATATATCCATGATAGCAGACATTGTGTAGTGACGTGCATCCTTCATTAGACGGCATATTAATATGCGCTCCTTTTTTCAACAATACCTTAACCACGTCTACGTAGTTGTTTTCACAGGCAATATACAGCGGCGTCTTGCCGTTCTTATTTGTATGATTAACCTTCGCACCTTTGTCCAATATTACTCGCACAATGTCGATGTAACCGTTTGAGCAGGCGGCATACAGAGGCGTCCAGCAGTCTTTATCCGCCGGATTGACATTCGCGCCGTTGTCCAGTAGCAGACGCACTACTTCGGCATTGCCATTGAAGGAAGCGTTAGACAAAGGCGCATAACCGTCTTCCTCCGCCTTGTTGACATCTGCGCCCTTGTCTAGTAACAGCGTCGCGACAGCAATATGGCTATGACAGCAGGCGATGTGTAGCGGTGTCCATCTTTTTTTATTCGTTTTGTTAATATCTGCGCCGTTGTCCAGCAACAGCCCCGCCACGTCAACGTGGCCATTCTGGCATGCGGAGAGTAGCGATGTATAGCCATCATTGTCCGCCTGGTCTACCTCTGCACCGTTATCTAACAATAGTTGCACAATGTCGACGTAGCCTTTGAAGCAGCTTTGTTTCAGCGACGTCCATCCGCCGTTAGACGGTTTATTAATCTCCGCGCCTGTATCCAGTAATAGTCGCACAATGTCGATGTGACCATGACAGCAGGCAGAGTACAACAGCGTATAACCGCCCTTTGTAACAGAATGAATATCCGCTCCTTGGTCTAGCAGCAGCCGCATCACATCAATGTAGCCCTTACTACAGGCGATGTATAGCGCTGTTTCACCGCTATACGACACATGTTTCACATTCGCGCCGTTGTTCAGCAACAGCTCTACCCCATCGACGTGGCCAAACTGGCAGGCGAAGAACAGAGGCGTACAACTCCCCTTGTTCGGCCAATTGACATCAGTGCCTGTTTCTATCAACAGACGTATGGTGTCGATATGTCTTCCCCTGCAGGCGTAGTACAACGACGTACAGCCGTCCTTATCCGCTCGATCCACCTCCGCACCATTGTCCAGTAGCAGTCGCGCCATGTTGACGTAGCCTTCCGAACAGGCGATGAACAGCGATGTATGACCTTGTTTATTCCCCAGATTGACATCCGCACCTTTCTCCAGCAGCAGCCGCGCCGTGTCGACGTCGTCATTAAAGCAGACCATGTACAGCGGCGTCCAACCGTCATTATTCATATGATTAATATCCGCGCCCTTTTCCAGCAACATCCGTATCGCCTTGATATCTCCCTTGGAGCAGCAAAGATCCAGCACTGTCGACAGATCATTAACATTAGTGATCGCCGAAATTTGTGATAGAATATTAGAATCTGATATTTTGTAAATTCTTTTACTAATTTTACTTTTGTTTTTTTTATTATTTTTTTTCTTATTATTTCTTATCATTTTTACAAAATATGAAACAACAGTAAAAAGTTATTATTGAAAATATAATAATAACATATTTAGATAGTAAAATCAATCATTTTTACTTATATATTTTTGCGTAAATAAACTAAAGACCCCCCGTACTTTAGTGCGGGGAGAATGTCATTTATTTAAGATATAGATTTTTTTATTCATCAAAATCAAACAGATTACTATTAGTATCAGGATCATAATTTTCAATTTCTTCATTTTGTTCATTATTTTGTGCAAAATAGTTTTCTGTATTATTGTTATCATCATTATCATTATCATCATTATCATCATTATCATTCTGATCACTTTGAAGTTTTCCATATTGCACCTGTTGAGCAACATCGTAAATTCCTAATTTCCTCCTTTGGTCTTGTTTTATAAGTTTTTGCTCATCTTGATTCGTTGTTTTATTGAAAAATTTTCTTGCTTCATCCTCAGTTATTACTGCCAATTCTTGTTGTATTTTTTGTAATGTAAATGTTGTCATATATTTTTGGGAAATTGTTGATACGTTCTTTACTAATATCTCTAATACGTTTGTTAGTATATTCTTATACAATTCGTATTCGTCACGTAATGTATTCGTATACATTCTATTCGGAATTATATTATGCAAATAATATATTAAAAAAGTCCATTTTTGTTTCCATGTAATATTTTCATTTTTTAATTTCTTTTTTTCTTGATATTTTTTCAATTCCGTTTTGAATTCTATCATATCGTTTTTTATTATATTTAAAAATTTTGACCAATTTTGTAAATTGGTGATATCTATTTCAAAATCATGTCTAAACGTAATCCATGTACTAACTCTAGTTTGATGTTTTTCTTTATTTAGTTGTTTCCAATATTTTGAAATTTTAAAATCATTCAATTGGGATTTAGGTATTAATATTATATTAATAAATTTTTTGAACAAACATTCGT